ATGAATTTTGAGAGGTGTTATATGTTTACAAATAAGAAATTAATTCGATTTGGTTTATCGTTGTTTGTATTTTTAGGGATAATTAATTTTACAATCAGCTATTTCCAAACATATCTTGAAACAGCAGCAGATATTAAATGGGTAATTCCGGAAATTTGGAAAACTATTTTACTAGATGTTCCTCAAGGTATACTTGTTCTTTTAGGCGCAATTGCTTTATATGATTTCACAAAAGAGGCATCACAAAAAGACGCATCAATCTAAGTGTGTCTTTTTCTATTAGGAATTTCATAGAGAGTTTTGCTGGAGAAATAGAATGAAAAGCCCTAATAAGGGCTTTTTTCTTTGTAGGAATTTCTTATCCGTCATATAAACCGGTCACTAGGAGATGTTATAGCGAAACGCATTTACATTACAGAAAAATCTAAGCGGCAGACGCAAATATATAGGATATGGCAACATAATTATTGAGAAATTAATTGAATTTAGTAGGTATGAAGATATGACGCTAGAATTCATATTTTTTAATTTTTATTTATCCCGCATTAACGGGCTGTTCGTAAAAGCCTGATTGGTGAGGGCTAATAATCAGCGGGGGAAGAACTCCCCCCCACTGATTAAAGTTTCACTTTATAAAAATGAGCCCATAGCAAAAATAGGTATATGAACAAGGTGCATCATTTAGTGATAAGTCATACTTTGTTGGTGTACGTATTGAACTTAGTTTATAGCGCTATTTTTACTTAGATGTAACGAACAGAAATATAGGGAAGCATCAATGAGGTTGTATTTTATAAACGGAGGTTATGAAAATGAATCAGTTTCAACAAGAACTACAAGCGTTAAGTCTTAATGATTACCAATCTGGAAATATTGTCTATTGGGACCAGCAAAATCAATATCCATATTACTATATTGAAGATGCTGCTCGTCGCTGTGGCGGTTGTGGTCGTTGTGGTGGTTGTGGTGGAGGTCGTTGTGGCGGATTTCGTTGTGGTGGATTCCGTTGTATTGGTTGCTTCGGTTGTTTTGGTTGCGGAGGTTGTGGAGGTTGTGGCGGCTGTGGTGGTTGCTCTAACTGTTTTGATGGTTTTAGTGGTACTACTGATACTACTGGTACTATTATAACGTATGAATATTGATTGCATTTATCCTGCTATTTGCCGGGCAGTAAGACCCTAAAAAAATTCAGCGAGAGCAAAGTGGCGGACTACCCATAAAAGCCCGATTGGTGAAGGCTAATTAAAGCTTCACTTTATCAATTAAAAAACATTAGTTTTATATATGTACTTGCCGACAAAGAATATAGCCATTATTAATGGATATATTCAATCATTCAAGTGAAAGAGTAACAATAAGATATATAGATGTAATCAAGAGGTGATGGATAAAGCAATGACTAGATTTAAAATCTAATCATTGCTCTTTTCTTATGGTTTTATCATCAAATATCTGTCTAGTTTAGGGATTGATTTCTTCTAGCTAATGAATTTATTACAACTTTGTAAGGTTAATGTAATGTTAATCGATAGTAAATGAAGATGCTTGAGTGTAATTTAAATAAGATTAAAAAGTACTGTTTATCTATAAAATAATCGGGTAAATAATATGTAATTAGGAAGTGTATGAATATGATTGAACTAAAATCTATTATCCATTCGTATAAACTAAAGAGAAAAATAGCTAAAGATTTATACGGAAAAAGAGATGAATTGACACTGTTATTAAATGAATTTAATAAAATGAAATGTACAGTAACATCTGAAAAGAAGAAAAACAATATATTATCTCGTTTGCAACTAATTTATCAAAATATGAAATTAGATAAGCAGTATCCTCTATCAGTTGCTTTTGATAGTAAATTATTGGAGCGATTAGAAAAAGAACCTCTACATACTATTGAGGATGGTGTAACATGTTTACATCTAATGTTAGATGAGAATTATGAGAAAATAAAACAATATGGTTCGAGTACAAGTAGGTCATTTGTTCCATTATCGCAGTCTTCTATTTGTCTTGCTGATTGTATTTGTTTAACAGGAGTTGTAGTAGGTTTACTAGGAGCAATTTCATTTGGGGGATTACTGTTATCTATATGTTCAATTACATAAAGGTTGATATTTGTAAAAAGGGCACCGAATTAAGGTGTTCTTTTTTGGTTTTTTTGTAAAGTTATTGTAAATGATAAGTACAATGCATTAGATGTAATGTATAATTCGAATGTATTGAAATACAAATATAATAGAGGTGTTATACATGATAATTACTTTGAATTTTTAAAAGAGTCGGTTTGATAATAATTTATGTAAATAAACAGTTTTTACGTTTCTTTTAAATACTTGGTTTAAATGGATTAGATTAAGTAACTATTGTTCTAGCTTTTTAATAATCAAGACAACTGAAGAAAGGAAGGAATCATTTTATGAAAAAATTAAGGCTGCTAACATTTGAAAATATAGTAGAACCCCTTTTAAATGAAAAGGTATCATTTATATACTTTCCTATTGAATGGCTGGACATCGTAGAGATACATTATAAGACATTTTTATTAACGAGTAAGTTGAAACGTTTGAATGAAAGATTGTATGATATGTTTTCGGATATATTGTTTATTCAGCATAACCCGTACGTATTAAATGAAAATACACCATGGATTGTATCGAAAGAACCTATTAGACAAGAGCAGCTCGATTATATTTTTCAAAGTTGGTATGAGATTATTCATGATTGGAAACCAAATAGATTAGTAGAACCACCAAAATATGAATGGCAATCCGATTTGATTTCTAATTTGCCAGTACTACATGATAATGAAACGTATTCTAAGTGGGTGCCCGCTTTAATCTCACATATTTTTTGTGAGCGTCCTATATATTTAGAAAATACAAATGAAGAAGAAATCTATTTTTCCCCTCTTAGATCACAAAATATTTGTGAGGCGATGTCTGGGCCGATAAAAGATGAAAAAACACAAGATTTTTTCTCCTATGTATATCGATTCGAATGCATAACCCGCGGTGGTGAGAACGCTCCATTATTAAATATTTCAATAGGAATTCGGAGATTTTATCAAGAATATAAGATGATAGGTCAAACAAACCTTGATATGACAACGTTTGTTTGACTTTTTTTGATAAAATGCAAACATTTTGCAAACATAGGTTATCCAAAGATACTTTTACCGAAGTTTTTAACTGCTTCTTCCTGCATATTCGGTAAAACATGAGAATAGACACTTAATGTCATTGAAATATCTGTATGACCTAATCGCTCACTGATGATTTTAGGGTTAACTCCTTGTTTCAATAGTAGAGTTGCGTGTGTATGTCTTAAATCATGGAATTTAATTTCTTTTATACCTACTTTGTGTGTCATCCTAATGAAACTTTTTCTGAAATGTGCTCTTTTTATTATTCTTCCAAACTCATTACAATTTATTAAATCTTGATCTAGATAAGCAGAACCAAACCTTAATTTCTCTTTATTGATTAAAATTTTATGTTTTTTTAAGGCTGCTATTGTTTCATTAGGTACAGGAATTGTGCGTTTTGATGAATTTGTTTTTGCAGTTTTTTTGATTTTATTATCATGACCAGATGTTTGATTTATTGTAACAGTATGTTTTTCAAAATCAATGTCCTGCCATCGTAAACCTAGAACTTCTCCCAGACGCATACCTGTAGTTATTGCAAGTAGATACCCAATGTGATATCGTGATTCTTGTGAATGAGCTAAAAACTTTTTTACTTCTTCCTCTGTCCAAGTTTGGATAGGGGTTTTTTCTTTTTTAGGTATCTCAGCAAACTCTGCTGGATTTCGAGAAATAATATTTTGTTTTACGGCTAGGTTTAAAGCGCTCTTTAAAATTCTATGCATAAGCAGAATAGAATTGTTTGCAATCCCTTTATCTATCGCAGTCTTATAACATTTTTGAATGTGTATAACATTTAATTTATGGAGCGCAACCATTCCTATACTAGGTATAACATGTTGGTTGATAACTGCCTTATAGACAGCAAAGGTACTCTTTTCAATGCTCATACTTTTAATTTCTAGCCAATGATTTAGATAATCCTTTAACGTAACTTTAGATGGTTCTATAAAAGTTCCTTCATTCAACTCTGTAATTTTCTTTGCCACATCAGCCTGTGCTTCTTTTTTTGTCTTATATCCAGAAAACCATTTCTGTCTTCTTTTTCCTGTCTCTGGATCAGGACCGATATCAATAACGATACAGTATTTATTTCCTCTTTTTCGAATATGTCCTTTCACTTAAAACACTCCTTCATTTGTTTTGAATCATGTTGTATAAGTCTAGTTGTAATTTTGCTGCTATGAAAATTACATAGTTGGACATATCAGCGATGGATACATTTTACCATATATAAGCAAATTCAGTTATAGGATATGATTGTAAGATAATACTAATTTTATCTTTACAATATACGGAAAATTCGGTAATATACTTGATGGAATTATAAATCAATTCAAGGGGGAAGAAAGATGAAAAAGTTATTTACAGTATTTTTTGCACTAGTATTGGCATTTACAGTTATTGGTACTACACCAGCTATGGCAGCGGGAGACGGGAATGCACAAGTTTATTATAATAATGAATTCAATATAACTAATTATGTGTTTTCAAAAAAACCTTTATTAAATAGTCCAAGTGATCCAAACCCAGTAGGTTATGTTGCTTGGCAATATGTTACAGTAAAACAAGCATGGTTTTTAATTGATACATCTTTAGGGCCTAAGTGGGTAGGATATAATGAAGATAATGGAGTCTTGCTGTGGAGTAGATTCGATGCGGCTCATGCGAAGCTTTTTATTAGTGAACATAGAGTGGGATTACATAATGAACCAAGTGACCCTCGTGTAGTAGGTTATGTAGCAAATCAACATGTCACAGTAAAACAAGCATGGTATTTAATTAATACATCATTAGGACAAAAATGGATTGGTTATAACATGTAAAAGGCGCTCATTATGAGTGCTTTTTTATTTGTATATATAAGTCTAGTTGTAATTTTGCTGCTATAAAAATTACATAGTTGGACATATCAGCGATGGATATATTTTACCATATATGAACAAATTCAGTTATAGGATAAGATTGTAAGATAATACTAATTTTATCTTTACAATATACGGAAAATTCTGTAATGTAATTAATGGAATTATAAAGCGATTCAAGGGGAGGAAGAAAGATGAAAAAGTTATTAGCAGTATTTTTCGCAATAGCATTAGCATTTACGGCTATTGGTTCTACACCAGCTATGGCAGCAGGGAATTCTGATGCAAGAATTATATCTTATGTCGGAGTACTACAAAACTATATTTATGGTAAAAAGCCACTATTCAATAGTCCAAGTGATCCAACAATAGTAGGATATGTAGCTAATCAATATGTAACAATAAAGCAACCATGGTTTATTGTTAATACATCTTTAGGGGAAAAATGGATGGGATTCAATCAATGGGAATCTTCACTATGGCGTGATTTTGATGCAGGCGCGGGACGTTTATATGTATCAGGAAAAGTGGCTATACGCAATGATCCGGGCTCTCAACCAGTAGGTTATGTTGCTAATCAAAACGTTACAGTAAAACAAGCATGGTATTTAATTAATACATCATTAGGACAAAAATGGATAGGTTATAATTTGTAAAAAAGCGCTCATTATGAGTGCTTTTTTGTATATATAAGTCTAGTTGTAATTTTTCTGCTATAAAAATTACATAGTTGTACATATCAGCGATGGATACTTTTTACCATATATGAGCAAATTCAGTTATAGGATATGATTGTCATCCATTGTGAAAAAATAGTAAAATATTTATAGGATTAGATAAAGGAGGAAGAAAGATTATGAAAGAATTCACAAATGACCCAGGCGGGCACAAAGTAAGTGATTCTGGTGGCTGGAAGGAAGAATTAGACCCAGGAACAGGCATATAGTACATAGGTGGAGCTTAACGGCTCTTTTTTTATTGTAGAAAAAAGAGCCGTTAGGCTCCCTTGAGAAACGTTGATATATAACGATTTTAAAACTTTCTCAATAAGAATCAGATAACTACACGACTGAATTTTGGGAAAAATGTGATATTATGAAAATAATAAAATAAACGGACGTGAAAAAGACCTACGACTGTGCAAGTGGTGCTCGCAACACCCTTACACCGTCCTCCCTAAACGCGCTAGGGAAAACACTTGTCATAAGTCTCAAACATAATTATAACACATAACCTAGATATAATGGCACGTTTTCCTGTAAATATAAGACATCTAGGGTAAAGTTGTCTTTTTTGTCCATAAGGAGGACAAGGATTGTGCAAGTTTTATTGGATTTAAATGACATGCAGGAGTGTCTAAAATCAAATGGTTATACAAATCGTAAATTGGCAACACGTTTTAAAGTAACGCATACAACAGTAAATAGTTATTTTAAGAAGCAAGGTAAATTTGATTTTATGCACTTGGTTGATGCGCTGAAGCTATATAAGCCTAAAAATGTTGATTTTAGAAGGGAATGCATCAAAGAGTGTATACCTACACTATCACATAAAAATTTGAAATTAGCATTAGAAGTGTTAGATATGTTTGGAGAATATGATCTTCAAGACCTAGTAATTCAACGAATAATGAGTTTTAAAACTAATAAAAATAAAAGCGAAGAAGAAAAGAAAAAAGGTAATTCAAAAACTGTAAGGATAAATTTAAATTTGGTTCCATTATATAAAACATTAAGAGAAAGAAGTGAAAATACAACTACTCCTAAGAGCTTCTTTGAGAAAGTTGATAAAATGAGAAAAAATCAAAAATACTCAGATAACGAGCTGGTAATAATATCTGTTTTAAATACAATTTACTCTTTTTTTGATTTAGGTAATTATAAGATGGTTAATGAACATATTCAGCAATTATTACCGGACATCTTGGGAATTAAATGTCATACATTAAGAGATTCTCTTTTATTAAGAATAAAAGAGATGGAAGTTTTCGTTGCACTTCACGAAAATAATTTAGACGAATCACGTGAATTATGTTTTGAAATTATAAATGATCAAAGTAATTGCTATGTCAGCACAAAGGCAGTAGCATATTGCAAAATTGGAGAAAGTTATGTTTTCTCTGATTATCAAAATGCTAAAGAGTACATGGAGAAATCATTAAATATAATTGGTGTTCCAGTGAATAAAAAATTAGAAGTAAGAAGAGAAAAAGTACTTAATACACTATTATTTTTAAGAATATATCATGAAAAAGATTTACATACCATTAACCCAGAAAATCTAGATGATGCTGAAAAAGCATTCTTATATGTAAAGCTAGGTGAAAATCAAAAAGCGATTAAAATTTTACAAGCTTTACAAAATACAAATGGATATCTTAGTAGTTTTCAATTGTACTATATGGGGCTTGCGGTCGGAGGAGAAGAAGGGAAGAAATACCTAGAAATGTCTATAGAAAGTTTTTCTAAATCAGGTGATTATTTCTATATATTCCTACCAAAGACAACATTGAAATGTTATAATTGAATTATACAAAAAGGGTGGTGAAACGCTTGAAAAATAAGCTTTTGAAAATAGTTTTCACTATTGCTACTGTAGCTTGTCTTTCTATCACAGCTTTTCAGGTGACAGAAAAAGATAAGGTGCAAAGTGCTAAAGAACAAAAAACAACTTTATATATGATTGATCCAGGCCCAGGAGGCGGGTAATTAATATAATATTAGAAATGACACTATCAAATTGATAGTGTCATTTCTGCTTTATAGGGAATGGAAACATTTTGACTGAAACGACAAAAACTTTCCACTTTAAGACGGTTAATATATATAACAGGATGTAAGGGGAGAATTAAGGATGACGAAAGAGGAAATTGTAATCCTATTTTTAGATACTGTGAAAGAATATGCACCAGATCAATTAGAAGAATATATAGCAGAAATTAAAAAAATAGCCATTCCTAATTAAGGGGCTATTTTTCTGTTTTATTATGGTGTTTGCTAAGAGCTTGAGCGATAGCTAACATTTGTTCTAACGCCATATCTTCTTTATCCTTTGGCAGCGGTTCTAGCCATTCCATGATTTCTTTGAATTTTTTATATTTATCATCACTAGAGTGGTCATCTTTATTTTCTCCGTACAAATAATTTACAGGTACATTAAATCTCTTCGCTATCTTTTCTATAGTTTCACGACTTGGGAATGCTTTTCCATTTTCAAACTTTGAAACAGTCCCTTTAGTTAAATCCACTTCTTTCCCGAATTGTTCTTGATTCATTTTGTTATCTATTCGAATTTGTTTAATTCTATCCTTCATTTCCATATTTAAATACTCCCCTTTTTACGATATATCGTAAATTACGTTAATTACATTATAAAGTTTCCTAGCAAGAAACGTAAAGAATAAAAAAAGTTTCCTTCTCTGAAATTTTTTTGTTAAAAATACTTGAAGTTTCACGTTATGAAACTTATAATGAGTTTGTAAGCATCAGAAGGGAGTGATCAGATGCAAAATCAAAAACAACTAACGGCACTTCAAAAAGCTTTTGAAGATTCTGGTCTTAAATATCATGAATTAGCTAATATGATTGGTATATCAAAGTCTTACTGCTATAAAATTATAAATTATAATCTAAGAGTTTATTATGATGTAGCTGTAAAAATATCAAATGTTTTAGGTAAAGAAACCGACATTCTATTTAATGAACAGGAAAAAAATTTTGAACATGAGGTTTCATTGGATGAAACTAAAGGGGGTGAAAAAAATGAGCCAATTACAAGTTTTGCAACATCCAGTAAATGAGTTTGTTTTTATGGAAGGGAATTAAGTTGTTCATGATGGTGGAAAGAAACTTTTCGCAGCAGCTTGGAGAGACGTAAAATCAGCGTTTGCAGTAAACAGTTATTGCAACATTTTACAGAAAGATTTCAATGAAGAGATATCATACATAAAAGCATGACGACCAAGGTTAGTATGATTATCCATCGTTAATATGATTTTGGAAGGAGAAAAAAGAAATGGGATTAGATCAAATCATTAAAGAATCAATCCGCGAAGTTGTTCGAGAGGAGATACAAGCTGCTTTAGCGCAGTTCCAACAACAATCACAACCAAACAAAGTAATGAGGGTGAAAGAAGCAGCAGAATATCTCAATATCGCTGTTTGTAGAATGTATGAATTAGCAAGTCATCCACAGTTTCCAGTGATTAGGGAAGGGCGCAAATTACTTTTCCTACAAAAGGATTTAGAAGCTTGGCTTGAAACACAAAAGGAGGAGATTTAGTGGAAGATACAACATCGTTAGTTATATTCGCAATGTTTATCGCGTGCAGCGCATTGTTACTTTACATTACTTATGAACCAATAAAACAGTGGGCTTGGAGTGACGTAAAACAAAATAAAAAGACCCATGGCAGTGGGTCCTTTAAGAAAAAACAGTTGTTATAAGTATATCACGAAAAGTAGGGAAATAGTAGATGCGTCTAACTGAATATCAAGTGCTATTACCTAATAAGTTTTGGAACTTAGCAAAGAGCAGGGATGAATTAAAGCAAATGATTGAACAGTATTTCAAGGCTGGTTATCCGCATTATGAAATTCAACGAATTATCAAAAGTGGACAAGCATATGTGGCGGTTTGTACAAGGAGGTAAATAAATGGCAACATTTCGAGTTAGTAAAAGTAAAAATTACACAACCATTAATAATACAGGTCTTCGAGATGAACGTTTAAGTTGGAAAGCAAAAGGGATATTGGCTTACATTTTATCGTTACCAGATGATTGGGTGTTTTACATGGAGGAAATATCTACTCATGCGAAAGATGGAATTGATAGTTTAAGAGTAGGAATGAAAGAACTAAAAAAATTCGGTTATGTTAGAAGGTTTCCTGTAAAAAACGAAAAGGGAAAGATAACTAACTGGGAGACAATTATTTATGAAGTTCCACAAGTGGAGAATCCACATATGGAAAATCCACAAGTGGAAAAATCACAAATGGAAGTTCCATTTATGGAAAATCCAACGCTACTAAGTACTAAAGAACTAAGTACTAATAAACAAAATACTAATATAAAAAGTAGTATAAGTATCTTCTCTTTCTACGAAAATAATTTCGGTATTTTAAATTCATTCATAGCCGAAAATATTTCGCAATGGATAAACAATATGAACGAAGAACTTGTGCAAGCAGCTATGGAACGTGCATTGAAGCAACAAAAAAAATGGAATTATGCTGAGGGCATTTTAAAACAGTGGATTAACAATAACGTGAAGACTTTAAAAGATGTTGATGCTTTAGAAACGGAATATCAACGAACTAAAGGAGTGAAAAAACGTGTCGGAATCAATTGGAAGAGTAATGACTCGGATAGTGAATACATCGGCTTGTAGTGAAGAAACAGAAGGGTATACATGTGAACACTGTAATAAATATATAGCCGCAATCACTGTAGAAGTTCCGCAGTTACGTATTAAAAACAAAATACTTCCTACATGTGAGTGTGTTGTAGAACGTGAAGAAGCAAAAATACGTGAAGCTCAAAACTTTGCTAAGAAACGAGAAATAGAAAAGTTGTTCAGTATCAGTAATTTAGGAGAAAGGTTCTCAAAAAGTACATTTGAATCATTTCTAGATAGAAATGGATCAGAGACGGCTTATAAAGTTGCAGTGAAATACGTAAAGACGTTTAAAGAATGGGACGGGGAATCGTTAATGCTTTGGGGAGATCCTGGTAATGGAAAAACACACCTAGCAGCCGCAATTGTAAATGAACTTTCTAAAAAAGGATACATCGTAGTATTTCAAAGTGTTCCAGAATTATTGCAACGCATTCGCAGGACATTTAACAGCGAAAACAAAGAAAATGAAACACAAATTATGAGAGCACTTTTAGAATGCGACTTACTTATATTAGATGATATTGGAGCGGAAAAAACTACGGAATGGGTAGAAGAAAAATTGTTCAATATTATTGATGGTCGGTATAGAAAAGAACTTCCTACTTTATATACGAGTAATTTGGAACCAAAAGAGTTGAAAAATCAAGTTGGAAAACGTTCATATGACCGAATGGTTGAAACAAGTCTAACTGTAAAAAATGAAGCCGCTAGTTATAGAAGAGAGATAGCGAAGCAACGTTTACAAAGATTTATAGAAGCATAAAAGGAGGGAAAAATATGTGCGCATTATGTCATGATACAGGAATTATTCGTAAAGAAACTTATCCGGGTGTAATTGAAACGAACGGTTGTAATTGTGAAGTGGCAAAGCGACAGCAAGCGGAAAACGATAAGCGTTGGCAAGCATGGTTAATAAAATTTGAATCAATGAAACAAGAATTAGAAAGAAGCAAACAACAAAAAGCTAGTTAACAAGGGGGAGTAATATATGAAAAACAAAACAATTTTAAAAGCTGAACAGTTCCATGATGATTTGTTAGAAGGTAAGAAATCATTAAATGACTTAAGAGAAGAACTAGGTTTAAAGAAGATAAATGAACCAGCATTCAATACTTTGTTGAAGGTCAAAGTAGAAAATAAAAGAGTGGTAAATTTGGTACATCTTAACAAAGAAGAATTTAGTACGGAAACCATTCATATCCGGGCGCTTCCAGCAATTACAGATTGTTTAAATGAATTGAGAGTTTTTAATTATCAGTGTGCAAATACGTTTGAAGAATATGAAGAATTAGTGAAAGGAGATTGCGAACTAATAAAAATGACGATTAATAATTATATTGATGCAATGGGAAAAGCGATGCTTCATTTAGGTGAGTTTGTGGAGAGATGGAAAAAATAACTCTCCGTAGCGCCCACTATGGAGAGTTATGATCAATAAATTTCTTTAACTGCAAAGTTAATAATTTCAGTTGGATCTTCAGGGTTTCTCTTTACTACACAACGAATTTCACCGGATTCAACCAATTGGTCCACAACTTTAAGCATGGTGTCAGATGAAAGATGTTGGAGTCTTTCGTCTGACAATAAAAATTTCATATTCAAGTGTTTTTGAGAATCTGGATGTAATAAATCCCTATTTTCATTAATGATTTGAAGAATTAGTTCTTTGGTAGATTCATAAGCCATAGTTTTACCTCCTTTCCAATTATATGTTTATTTTACATGAATTTAGCAATGAGGTTGTCTGAAAAAAATAATAAGGGTGATAAAAATATGAAAAACACAGGCGTTGCAAGAAAAGTGGACGAGCTAGGTCGTGTAGTAATTCCAGTAGAGTTACGCAGAACTTTAGGGATTGTCGAAGGTACGGCACTAGATTTTCATGTTGAGGGTGAAAACACATGCCCATCAACTTAAGAACAAAAATAAAATGAACTTTCGTTCAAAGCAACTAAAAAACTCGTAATGTACTTTTGGTATTGAAAAGTACACACACCAAATAAACTCTAACGAGTTTCATTTTAAAAATTATGCAGCTTTCTTTTGTTTTCCAAACCCATTATACTCATAGACAACACCCATAATATCAAAGATAGTTTTCTTCTCATATCGATGAGATTTCCGTCCATTCTTCTGTAGGAGGTCGAACAAACGGATTAAAATCTTTGTTAGATCTTGGGTGTTTCTCTGTATCGCTTGATATAACAGCGATACATGATCTTGAATCATCCCAATAGCTTTATATTCACTTAATTCTCTTTTGTTCTTTTGCAACAGAAGTTTACGTATCTTAAACATCGTAGAAGAACAGATAAAAATGGCAATAAGCCTTCCATACACATGACATTCTAATCGCTCTTGTTTGATATTTTGCCAATGATGAATTTGAAATAAGGATTTCCAAGTTTTAAAAATGATTTCTATTTGCCAGCGAAGGGAGTAAAAGTCATGTATTTGTTCCATCGGAACAATCCCTTCAGGCGTATTTGAGACATATATGTTGATACCCGTTAATCGTTTACTCTTTTCTGAAAACGTAATGCCCTTTTTACTTTCCGTATAGGCTTGTTTTTTTCTACGTTCCTGTATCTGTTTTTCTGTTAAACGATAGATAATTACACGCGTGAATAGTTTTTGATTCTTTCCAATGTAAGCTTCTTTTATTTCATATGTTTGACCGGGTTTTAAATGGTTCATGATATGTTCTAAATCAACTTGAATATACTGTGATTGCTTTTTTACGGTTCCGTTTCGAAAGTATTCTGGAGACGGATTTTTTATATAAACAGTATGGTTTAATTTTAATCTGGATATATAGTAGGCACCTCGTTGATCCATTTGATCTAAGTCTTCTAATGAAAAATAACCTAAATCACGAATGCACAAGTCACCTGGACGTAAGGTATCTAAACATTCCGTTCCAAAGGTCTTATCATTATTTTTCCCTGGACCTACCTGAAAGTTTAAAAATTGACCGCTATGTAAATCATACTCTAATTGAATCTTGATACCCGCTGTTTGTGCGCAACCACCGGATCCAGGATATATACTAGCTAAATGTTTTGGGATTTGAAAAATCGTCGCATCTAAAATACGAATACGTTGAAAGTGGGTAAGCGCCGTGCTTGAAATAGCCGATGTTTTACAAAGTTTACCTTTCCATAATATAGAAAAAATATATTTCAGAAATTCAACAGCTTTTTTATCAAAGCGTTTATTAAGTCCTTCTGGACTCATAAGAGTACCTGTAGCTGCGTGTAATTGGCTACATAATCGAACGAGGGAATCACTCGCTGTCCTTTGACTTATCCAAATACAAATGGTAGCTAATTCACTTCCTGAAAATTTTCGTTTTCTTTTTACAAAACCTAATTTTTTTGCGAGTTCTTCTAAAAAAGAAGGGGTTAAATGACGGCACAGCTCTTCAGAAAATAGTTGTAATTCATCTTGAATCGAAAGATTCATAAAAAACGTCATCCTTTCTAGTTAGCTTTTTAGAAAGAATAACGTTTTTTTACACTTGGGGGTAGTCTAGATTCTTAAGTTGATGGGCATGGGGTGAAAACATTGTTCTAAGAAAATATGAAAAGTCATGCTTTGTAACGGGTGAAGTTTCTGAAACCAACATAGAGTTGCTAGGTGGCCGAATGTTTTTAAGCAAGGAAGGGACAATTGAATTACTGGATCTTATTCAGAAGAGTGGGATGGCACATGCCTAAGCAACTAAACATTTTCGATGTAGAGCCAGCAATTTGTGAGTTTGATGTAATGAAGGCAAATGTGAAGAGAGGAACTGGACGCACTACATACGCTGACGTACGCGTCCAAGTTCCAACGAATGCAAAGTGTACGGATGAATTACCACGCACAACTAAACAAGATGATCGCTATGATATTTTTGAACAGTATGTAATGGCAATTTGGAGATTTCATAGAGCTGTAGATAAGTTTTTCAATTGGGATATAGCTGAAGAATTGTGTAAGGCAGCAAGGGATAAAAAAGAAATAATTCCGGTACGGATTTACTTAGGAAGTGGATTTAAACCTGATGTTGTCGAGTACATGCGGTAGTAAAAGGAGAGGGACATATGAAAAAAATAGAAATTGATGTTAGCAGCAACAAACTTTTAATAGTTAAGGACGGAAATGTTACAGCAATAAATCCACCAATGAGCGGATTTGGTGAGCAAGTCGCGGTTTGGGTAAACGGTAAAGTTGATCGTGTGGATACTAAATTTACTGAAAAGATAAAATAATTATTTTTAGAAAGTAGGTTCGCTTATGAGTGTAGCAAGAAATCGTGAAGTGATGAAAGAATCAAGATTAAAGATATACATCGCTTTAGAGGAAGCTAACTTCATTTGGGATGAAAGAGATGTAGTTCGTTTTCGTGAAATGTGGAGTCAAGGTATGAGTTTACCGAAGATGGCAAAAGCGTTAAGGAGGCACCAAGCGGAGGTTGCACTCCTTGTAATAGATCAGGCTGATAAGTATTTAATTGAAAATCGTCCGATTGGATTAGGGATCTGCTAAAGATGAATATCAATCAAATCAGTGAATTAGATCAATATCAAGAAGCCGTATTACGTACATGGAATACAAATTATGATTTCGGTGGACGTGTTTTAAAATGTTTTTTGATGTATTAATGGTTAGGAAAACATAAATCAGGAAATAAAACCTGATATTCCTGGTTTAATCGAAGGTCAGTAGTTGAGTTTGTAAAGTGTATATAATTTTTTTCTAATTTATCTAGTGTTACCAGGTGATATGTACCTAATCCATGCTGGATGCTATGTTTAGAAAGAGTAGGACCAATTTGTAATTTTCTATTTTTCATAGCTGTATTCCAGGGGCTGTAAAAGAATTTTAAAACGAAAGCGGGATACATGTAAATCATAAATAGATGCGGTGACCAATGTCGTCCTGCCCAATAACTACCATGAAAATGATTGTGGACTAATCTACCGCCATAGTATGGGGCAGGTGGATTAGGGGTGAGTATTTTCCCATGATAACGTTGTTTGACAAGGGGAATTCCGTATCTCGGATTGGTATAACCGTGAGTAGGATCATCTACCATTAGAATAGTCCTAATTGCGTACATGTTTTTCCCTAAAGTAGCAAGAGATGAGAAAAAGGCATGCTTATCAACACAGCAAAGAAATTCAGTGGTATTTAACACCATTTTCCATCCCGTAATTTCTTTTTCTATGTTCATTACTTCTTGATCAACTAATACGGCATCAAATTCTAATACTTTTGAATCGCGGATTTCCCAATGAGGTGCAAATAATTTGCATATTTCAACTGAACGATCAGTAGACCCACGATTAATAAGAATGCCGTGATCAAATAATTTTGTGTGGTGCATTAACCACCAAGGGAGTAGATACTCTTCATTATAGAAATGGGAAATTAAAGTTGCATTAATGAAAAACCCTCCTTTTAGACAAGGATAAAATACATCTTGCTCTAATATAGTATGATGCTTATCCTTAAAAGCCTTTGTTAAAAATAAAATAGAAAAAAGGCACTATAAAATAGTGCCCACATTCAATTTGCAGGAGTATTATGAGGAAACTTAAGTAGGTGGCTTAAGTTTCTCTGTAATAAATATGAACCTCTGATTATAAAAATGCCTATATTTTAGAGGGGAGTTAAGGAGTATTTGTATACAGTGAAATCCTTTTTGAAAATTTCTTCAACTAATTGAATAGTTTCGGAGTCATAAAAACTTTCATATGTTGGGAGTCGTGGGAATAGAGGATCGGTAATATCAGCATCTGCATAGTTACCTTTAAAAATGGTGATACCACTTTGATGATGCCATGACTTAGTTAGTATATCTAAAGGGGACTTCTTTAAGCCATATATCTTCTCTAAATTTGAGATTTCAGAAGAGAAATTTTCAAGGTGAATATAGTTTGTAACAAACTTTTCTTCATCTTGGATATATTGTTGCACATAGTGGGGGTTCACATCATCTAAATTATTCATATGTGCTTTTAAGTAATATAAAAAAAGTTTAAAGGAGATTTTTTTATTGCAGTTTTTATCATGATATAAAAACTGTCTAATTGGTTGCCATTCGGGATGTTCAATATTTGGTGGAGCGATTAGTGAGAGAAATGAACTTACTGCTCTTTTATAGGGGTTTCTTACAAGTTTATATGTCGGTTTTTCATTTGTGGATAATGCATTAGCAAGTCCAGTAAAGTAGTAAACTGAATTTTTGTAAATGTCGAACTCATAATTATGGATGAATGGATTATATTTAATGGCTTCCTTAAACAAGTTGATTTGATAAAAAAACCAATGAGCAAGTGAGGTACATCCGCTTTTTTGACTCCAAAATAATATTATGGGGAATTCTTGATGAAAATGGGGTCCTCGGGCGTATTTCATGATGAAGTCGTAAATATTTGAGTTAGTCATATGTTACCTCCCATCATCTTCTAGAAATCTCATCTTTGTATACGGTATGGAGAAAATTCTATATATATGATAAAAGGCTTGCAGGGCTATCAATTACTTTATAAAAGCGTTATTTTATAGTGATGCAAAAAGAGTACATATCGAATATGTACTCTTGAAAAAAGGAAGTGTATATAAGTGATGAAACACTATACTACAACATATGCTTGTCTCATTTAAAAGTGCAAGGAATATAACAAAATCCTTATTTTAAAGTTAAAGAGCACCTAAAAAGGTGCTCTGGCCAAAATTAAAATTGAAAAAGAATACCGCATGGTATTGTATGTATGTTTTCTATGGCTGTGCAATTTTTAAACAAAAATGTTATTTGAATAGGAAATGGCAGGTAATTGACTAAGTTACCTGCCGAGTGCCTAAACAGTCCGGAGGGGAAGTCTCCGTTTTAAAAGAGTGTAGCTGAATTGAGGATAGTATGTGTAATGTAAAAAAAGATTATTCGTAAAGGAGAATGAAAAATTATTTTATAAGAACTGGCATTCTTTTTGTTTCAAATCTTCCAAAGTCTATAGGACAATATGCAAACGTTGCTATAGGTTCTGAAGTCTCGTTTGTAAAAAAAAGTGTGGTTAATTACGTCACCAGAAGAAGAATAAAAAGTAATTTTGGTTTTTGATATAGGGGGGAGCGTTATTACCAGTGGTTTGCTTGTCATATTAATCAGCTCCTAAATTATTTGATTGTATATGAACTTAATATGTATTCAATAAATGTATATGAATTCATTTTATAAAGTTAGTACTTTTTGAATCTAGAAATTTAACAAAATAGTTATTTGATAGAATTTTGATAAAAAGCGATGATCATTAAATCACTTCATGATTAATGACAATCGCTTATGTATTGATAAGTTATTCAGTTATTTGAAATATAGTTTCATCAGGTCTGGAGAATCCATACAGTTTCCTTGCGAATTTTAAAATACCTTCTTCGCTCTCTGTTAAAGTTTTAATATCGTTTTCAAAATAACGTCCTATAAGTTCTAATTCAGACAATTTCTTCTTTTCTTTATTAAGTGTAATTTGTTTTTCTTGAATCATATCTTCTTGTTTGTAAATGCAGATTTGAATGGAAATAACCATAGGTAGCATAAAAGCAAGTGCTAATAACAGACGACGTCTTAGCTTTTTATTCGTTTGTTGATTCTTATTAGAGTTAATTTTATTTTTTGAGATTGATTGTTGTGGTGATAAATTTGGGAGATTTCCCATTTTAAAGCCTCCATTACTTATGTATAGAATTTAAATTGTTTAAAAGTATTATATATGCTAAATAGATAATTTTGAACCTATTTGGATAAAGAGAGGTTTTATGAAATTTAAATAAAAACGCTATTTTAAAACAAAGGGGAATTTGAATTGGGATTTCAAGAAGATGATTTTGTAATGGTGAATCATCCTGATTATCCAGAATTACAGGGATTAGGAATAGTAACAAAGGCATCCGATGAAATAGCGTTGGTTTGGGTTTACTTATATGTAGATAATAGTGAGCGTTTTGTCCATATCGAATTTTTAAGGCATGCTACTGATGAAGAAATAAGAGCAGCTAGCAAAAGCTAACTGCCCGCGTAAGGAAATCGGAGAAAGATAACCATGTATCTACAGCATTAACGGAATATTGAGTTTTATTCAGGGGGTTACTAATTATGTAGGTTACATGAGAAGTCCTATTAACATCCAGGCTGCCCCGATTAGAACTAAAGTTTCAAATGTAATCCAAAATTTTCTTTTTTCGGGTTTTTGAAATTCTTTAATTACAGAGAATACAGCACTGATTCCTACAAGAGTGAAAAGAGCAATTCGGATTGCTTCAGTCATCTACATCACCACCTAATATTTTAATAATTTAATTATATAACAATTACCATTTTGTAGAAACTCAACAAAATAATCCTTTTATAAGAAAGTGAGGTTAGGAGAATGACTAATTTAAAGAAAAGAAAAATTAGAAAAGCTATCGCGCGTCGCACAAAGGCAGTAGAGAAATATCAAGTTGATAACGCTTGGAGAAATATTTTTGTGAAAGCTGGAATAATAAAATAACAGTACTGGAGGGATAGAAAATGAATGGTAAACAGTTTTTCGGAATGTATTGGGCTCTTTACTTAATCATCATGTTTGTGACCTTTAGTAATGCGAAAAGCTTCATACAAGCTGGAATTATTATGGTACTTGTAATCTTGATTGCGGAAGTTGATCATAGATATGGATTTTATAAGGGAAGCAAGAAAGCTAAAAGCAATCAAATATAGTCCGGCTAGAAAACTAGAGGACACCAATTCATTAAAGCAGCAATTAAGGCTGTTTTACGAATAGGTGTCCTTTTTATTTTGAAAAGGGAGATGGGGAAATGAAGGGATTAAAGGATCAGTTACGTGAATGGAAAAAGCAATCGAATCAAGCAAAGAAGAAAAAGAAGAAAAAAAGAAAAGAGAAATTTAGCACTCGTGAAATTGAAGAGTTAATGGGAGTTCATGGACCACGTTATGAACGCAGACGTGGAGCAGTAAGACAAAAATAATAACAATGGAGGAATTAAATATGAATAAACAATTAGCATTTAAAATGCCAATCGTGGATGGAAAAAGAACAAAACAAGAAATTGAAAAAGTATTCAACGAGTATCGTACGTATTTAGCAACAATGCCATGTGATATGCTGCCAAAAGTGACACCATTATATTCTATTGTTCCTCCATCAACTACAAACGAGTTTAATAGCTCAACTGAAAATATTGCAATTGAAAGAATAGAGTATGAACAAGAAAGAAACAAATTTATGAATTGGTTATATGATGCTGTGAATCGCTTAAGGGATGATGAACGTGAGGTAATTGTGAAATTTTATATGGAAGATGATATTGGATATGATCCAGATATCTGGATGGATTTAGGTATAGGTAAAACAAAGTATTATAAATTGAAAGGACGTGCGATATTACGTTTAGCTTTCAATCTAAAGAAAGAGGTATTTATAAAAACAGGTAAACAAAAAGAGGGGCAAAGTGTATGAATATTGTGCAGCCAATTCGAGATAAAGAAATAATACAAGAAATAAAAGAATTCTATAAGAAGCAGAATGAGAGGAACTACATTCTGTTTCTTCTTGGTATTAATACAGGGTTCAGAATATCGGATATATTGCGTTTACGTGTTCGAGATGTTGAGGGATGGAATATTGTAATACGTGAAAAGAAAACAAAAAAGATTAAAGATGTGAAGATGCCTTCAGAATTAAAGAGAGCTATCAGGAATTATACAGAAGGAAAGCCGAAGAATGAATATCTAATTAAGAGTAGGAATGGAAAGAACAAACCTATTACTCGTGCTATGGCTTATTTAATATTAAATCAAGCTGCAGAGGAATTTGGGTTAGAACGTATAGGGACTCATTCACTTAGAAAAACATATGGGTATCATCATTATAAGCAATTTAAAGATGTAGTTGCTTTACAAAAGATGTTAAATCATACAGATCAGAAAGAGACTTTAAGATATATAGGGATTGAACAAGATACATTAAATGATTATCAGAGGAAATTTAAGATTTAAGAATATATTTTAAATGTGATTTGTATTCTCAATATTTCGGTTATTTAGTTGCCGAAAATAACTAAAAAGGGTAAAATGGTTGCAAAGAGTAGAACCTTAAATTAAAAATGAGGTGTTGCTTATTATGGATATCGGTGTGCCAATCGATGTGAAGAAATTTATTGATAAAGAGATATCTAAAGGCGTTCGGAGACAAATTGTTCCGTTGATTCAGCAAGCCTATGAATTAGTGGATGCTTCCATAAAAGATATTTCTTTTTTACAATGGGCTTTAGGGAAAAAGCATATAGGATATCTTGACAATATAGCTGCTCAGTTTACTTTATATGAAGCAGCAAATAAGGGCATACTTAAGGAGATTACAACTCAAATTGTACCTAATAAAAACAAATCAGCTTATCATGTCGAACTGCAAACAGAAAATGTAGTTATTACAATAAATAGAGTACAAAGTAAAGATAAGACGGCGAGAAAAGCGATGTACAGATCTCTATTACAAAGAGACAATCAGTATTATATTAATTTTGATAAACAAGAAATTATTGAGGAACCTGGTTATTTAGAACTTACACACCATCAAATTAATAGAAGAGTTGCTTTTGTAAATTTAGGAGTTCCTGATGGAAGCGGAAAATGGTTTAGTTGTATTGATCTTACTAAAGAATTACATCTAGTTGGCACATCGGAAGAAGATAAACAGAAGAATGAAATTTCAAGAGAACAATTAGTTAGATTTAAAAATTTTGCCCAAGGAGTGCACGAAAATGGGGGTAAGAATTAACGTAAATAGATCCTTTTGTCCTGATAAGTTAAAAGAGGGCCGCGAATCAAGAGGATTAACAATAAGAGAACTATCAGAGAAAATTGGGTTGAGGACTCATCAAGCTCTCTCCAAATATGAAAATGGTAAATCAATACCGCCTGCTGAAGTTCTATTAAGCATCATGAATATATTAAATCTTCCATATGATTACTTCTTTGAAGATGGATATAGGCAAATAGAAAAAGAAATCGTGTATTTTAGAAGTAAAGCTAACGCAACAGCAAAGTTAAAAAGAATTCACGAAATCAAGATTTCATGGCTTATAAGTATATTTGATTATTTGGAGACAATATTAGAATTTCCAAAATCTGATCTTCCAGAAACGAATATAAACCATCAAGAACACTTTATGCCTACAGATTTTAATGATATTGAAAATATAGCATCAGAATTAAGAAGGCAATGGGATTTAAATGAGGGGCCGATTTCAGATATTACACATTTATTTGAAAAGCATGGAATAGTAGTAAGTCTGATAAAATCTGAGGACTTTGCAATAGATGCCTGCTCTAGGTGGATTGGAAATAAACTTTTTATACTTGTTGGTAATGAAAGGTCTACTCCTTCAAGAATAAAGTTTACATTAGCGCATGAATTAGGACATTATCTATTACACAAACATGTAAAAAAAGAAGACTTTAATAAAAAAGAAGTTTATAAGCGTATGGAGGATGAAGCTAACTATTTTGCATCTTCGTTTTTAATGCCTGCTAAATCCTTTTCAGAGGAACTTATTAGTCATACATTGGATTATTACTTACTTTTAAAAAAGAGATGGCAGATTTCTATACAAGCTATGATATATCGTTCAAGAGAGTTAAATATAATAAATGATTATCAAGCAAGTTATTTGTGGAAGCAAATAGCGAAAAAAGGTTGGAGAACTCAAGAGCCATATGATGATTTATTACAAAGTGAATCACCATTATTATTAAAAGAAGCAATTGATTTAATTATAGATAATCACGTTAAGACGAAGAAGCAAATTTGTGAGGAAGTTAGATTATGTCAATCAGATATAGAGGCTATAGTAAATTTACCTGTAGGATATCTAGATGAAAATAAAGGAAAAGGAACGGTTATTTCTTTTAAAAAAATTTAATCATGAAGATAAAGGGGATTGAATAAAAGGTTTATAATTTTATTCAATCCCTTTTTATTGTGTAGATAATTTGGATTTATATAAACGTAATTAAAATTGAGTAAAGTTTGTGTGTACGCTTACTTTTTCGGAATTAGCTACAAAAGAAAAGTGTCAAATTCATTTTTATAAAATACGAAAAAGATTGATACCTCTAAGGTGAAACGGAATAGGTGAATTTAACACAATCTAGTTTATAGCTAATTCATTTTTAGGGATTATTAATCAAAAACATGAAAAATAGAGTGAAAAGTGTACTTAATAGCACCAAAAAATAATGTTAGATTTCATTATTAGAAACACTACTTATACAATGAAGATAAATTTCTAGTGTTGTATAATAAAAATTGAATTATTAATAAATAAATCTATTATGTATAAGGGGTGTATGAGATGGAAAGAAAATATGTTTCTGAATTTGGTTTACATACTTATAGTTCTCATGTAACGATTTGTTACCCAAACGATTTGAAAAATTTAAACCTTGAAAGTAAAAATAATATATATATGGTTACTCTTATTCCGAAGTTAACTTTTAATCCTAACTCTTTGGAAGTATTTGATGATCATATAAGTCTTAAAGTGAATATTAAAACGGAGGCAGGAACTACTTCTCATGAAATAAAAACTATTTTATTTTCAGGTAGTCATAAAGAATATGAATATAGCTTTGATAAGCCATTGAAGACTATATTTGTTAAGGATAAAGATGGGACTGGCGTAGGAATTAGAATTTTGCATTTCTATTTAGAGATATCTAGAAATTATTTAGATTCTGAAATTATGTATATTGGCCAAGCTTTTGGGAAAGAGGGGGAAAGGGATGCATTAGATAGGCTGCAATCCCATAGTACATTACAAAAAATCCAATCGGATATCTTATTCGAGGAGCCTGATAATGATATAGCAATAATTCTTTTCGAATTTACACCTAGATTGTTAGCTTCATTCGATGGGTTAACAAAGCAAGTCGAAAAGAGCCCAGAGGAAGATATGGAACACTTTTTAAATGTAATTGCCCAACCGCCATTGGTATTAACTAAACCAATAGTAACTATAACCGAAGCGGCGCTTATCCATTATTTTAAACCGAAATACAATAGTATGTTTAAGAATAACTTTCCAGACCCTGGACATGCTTATAAAGAATTTTACGAATTGGATTATAATTCAATACAAGTGGAGTTAGATATGGATACAATAAGAATAAATCTTTATTCAAAAGAAAAGGATTATAACTCATTTGAATCTATTCAATATACATTACATCCAGAAAATATAAGGAAAAGTATGTTTGACATATTTGGAAAAGCTGAAAAGTAAATATTGTGAACGATTCGCGGAGGATTTGCGAACTATTTACGGACACGTTTTGGTTTTTAACATGCTATATTTGTATTGTGAGAAGTGGCGGAAAACACAACTCATAAATTCCTTTGTAAACTATATGTTGTCTAAACGGTTTCATAATGATGGCACATAAAATCCGAAACCAGCAGATGGTAACGATTGAATGATACCGTTATTAGAGAGAGCTTTTGCTCTTCTTCCAGTTACTTAATATTGTTGGTGCATATCAGCGGTTCATTATTAGGTGATTGGAATAAGGATAAAACTTCACGTACCGGAATGAAAATACAAATTAATAATCTATAAAAAAGCATCCATTCGGGTGCTTTTTATTTTGAGGAGGATGATCGTAGATGGAAGTAAAAACGACAACGGTTGTTACTGTAGATATGAGTAAATCAGAAGAGGTTGTATCTTATTTAGGATGCAAAGAAGCATTAATGAAGGCTGGATTTGAATTAACAAGTTTAGCTCCTTTTGCTAATGAAAATACTTTATTCATTGGAATAAACAAAAGCCACAATACCAGTAAAGTTAACGTTACGTTTACATTAAGTTTGGAAGGAAGCAAATGATACAACCGTTATCAGTGCAAGAGATACAAAGATTGTATAAACAAGATAATATCATTAAATTCTATAAGCATCCTTATTGGAGAAGGAACATTAGGATTAAGGCATTAGAGAGAGACAACAATGAATGCCAGGAATGTAAGCGTAAAGGTAAGTATAGTAAGGGTAGGAACGTCCATCACATCAAAGAGTTACGTGACAGACCAGACTTAGCTTACGCATTAAGCAACCTAGAAACGCTATGCATTCAATGCCATAACAAGGAACATAACAAAGAGAAGAACATAGTGAAGAAGCGCTGCACGATAGTAGATGAAGAGAGGTGGTAAGTGTGGACAGCCTAACGATACAAGGTAACACATATGACTTATCCATTATCAATAAGTTAATAGATGTCGGGATAGTCGAAGCTACTACAAAAGAAGCTGAGATATACAAGCAGTTTCGTGGAGATATCTACACAACATACAAACAGATACGTCACATATGTAATCCAAGAGCATGTGAGAAGACTACACTTGAAACTGTAAAGAAAAGTCTACGTGAACATTGGCTGAAACATTATCTAAATATGTTATTAATAGAAGCTCACATTGTTATTGAATATGCTGAGCTATTCTTCGGTTTAGCTATAAAATAATTTTTAAAAATTTCCTGAGACACCCCCCGGGTAAAATATAGAAACAATTTTGCTGGGGGACCGAGCAACGCGAGGGGGGATTTCTCTTTTTATTTTCGCGTTACGCGCGTGGGAATAGAAAAAAAGGCAAAAAAAATACCATCCCTTCTCTGGGATGATTAAAATTTTCGATATGTATTTGTAATCAGTGGACCGTCGCCACTGTTTCCTTCTAAGTAAAACTATACATGATTATTCTCGTCTTTACAAGTGTCATTTTTAAAATTAATCTTCGAAAAAATCCAATGAAAAAGCGGGGTGGTGATATTGTGAGCGGAAAACAAAGTAAATATAAATTAGCGTTCAAAGATTTCTTAGAAGGTGTTAAATACAAGGATATCGCGGATAAATATGGCGTATCTGTTAGCACTGTCAAATCATGGCGCAGCCGTTATTGGGAAGACATGATAAATGAAAAAGGTCTAAAAAATGTTTCGGAAAAGGTTGCAAAACTTCAAAAAAACAGAGAAAAAACGCTTAGAAATAAAATAAGAGATGATTTATATGAACAACTCGGCACGAACGGTATCATACACGCTCATTTTATGGATTTAGTAGAAGATTATATGTCATTTTGGGATATAAAAAACAGATTGATAGCTGATGTAAAAGATCGCGGTGTATCTGTACTAGGCGCTAATGGATTTATGAAAAAAAACGATAGCATTAACGAGTTGAATAAAACTAACACGCAAATGTTAAAGATTCTTAATGAGTTAGGACTTAAGGCGGTAAGTGAGGATGATGACGATGATGCAGAAGTCTAATCTTCCTTATAAATATCATCCTTTCATTAGTGAGTACATGCATGCTGTGGAAAGCGGATCTATCCGTTCTTGTAATGAACAAAAACAATTAATGACCTTAGTTCGAAAAACTTTAGATGATCCAAATGTTTATGTTGATGTTCAAGCTATTGAGGATAGTGTTAATATCCCAGCTAAATATTTTCCATTCGAATTATTCGCATGGCAACGTTTTGTTAACGCTTGTGTGTTCGGCGTTCGTTATAAGGACACCAACCGTCTTGTTTGGAATCAAATATTAATACTGATGGGACGTGGCGGTGGTAAAAACGGATATGCCGGATATTTAAACTTCTATATGCTATCTAAACAGTTTGGTATAGATAGATATCACATTGAATGGATCGCGACATCTGAAGAACAAGCAAAAACTACATTCGATGACGTGAAGGAAGTAATAGAAAATCCTGCAAATAAGGTTTTAAAGAAATCATTTAGTGCTACAAAGGTACTAATTAAACATAAAACAAACAAATCTCACATGAAATTCAATACTTCTAATGCTAGAACGAAAGATGGACGACGTCCTGGATCAGTTTGGTTCGATGAAATTCATGAATATGAAGATTATAAGTCGATTAAAGTATTCCGTTCAGCCTTGGGTAAAGTTAAAGATGGACGAACTTTCTATTTAACAACGGATGGATATGTCCGTGGTGGCGTTTTGGATGATATGAAAGAGAAGGCTCGAATGATTCTAAGTGGCGAAGTTGAAAGGAGTAAGTTATTCCCCTTCATCTGCAAATTAGACTCCGAAGAAGAAGTCGAAGATATTGCAAACTGGGAAAAAGCCAATCCTTCTATTCGAGATAATATGGAATTATTCGAAACGATGAAAGAAGAATGGGCCGATTGTCAAACCAACATTCCTATGCATGTTGAATTCATGACAAAACGGATGAACATTCCGAAGCAGCTATTTCAACATAAAATCGCTACTTATGAGGATCTTCTTGCAACAGATCAACCCTTACCTGATGATTTACACAAATATGAATGTATTGGTGGTGTAGATTACGCAGAATTACGCGATTTCTGCAGCGTCGGTTTGCTATTCAAACGGCAAGGGAAGCGTTATTGGATTCACCATACCTTTATATGGCATCAGGCATTGAAAATGCAGGATATTAATCAAGATATTATAGATATAGGTGTGGAAAAAGGACTCTTCACCATCGTCTATGATAAAGAAATCGAGCCCAAACGTGTTATCAATTGGTTTTTAGAAAAATCGAAAACATACGACATTAAGCGTATCGCGATTGATAAATTCCGTTCTGTAATCTTGAAACCTTTATTAGAAGAAGCTGGTTTTAACGAAAGAGTTGAGATAGTAAGGCGCGGGCAGTACATTCATGCTATGTTAGACCCATTAATCCAACATCTATTCATAAATCATAATATTGTTTTCCACGACGATCCTGTTATGCGTTGGTATTGCGGGAATGTTTATGTGGACGAACTAGGAAATGGCTCAAAAGAATATAAAAAAATCGACCCTGTCAAAAGAAAAACTGACGGGTTTTTTGCGTTCACACATGCGCTCAATTTCGACGGTGATCTTGAAGACTATGCAGTCGATTTAAACGATATGCAAGTATGGTCATTCTGAGAAAGGGGGTGAAAAAATGGGAATTCGTAATGTTTTTAAAACCTTTTTAGGAAAAAGTGATAATGGAACAGTCCCGGATGTTGATTGTAGTGTGATGACACTTAAAGCTGAAATTGCTTACAAGAAATTGTATGTTAACGCTGCTATAGATTTAATTGCTCGTAGTTTAGTAGCTTGTGATTTTGAAACATATAGAAGTGGCAAGTTAAAAAGAAGTTTGAACTACTACCAATTAAATGTGGCACCAAATAAGAATGAAAATGCCCATGAGTTTTGGTATAAGGCTGTCCATCAGTTAATTTACGAAAAGGAAGCGTTAATTTTACCTATAGGTGAGGAACTGTGGATAGCTGAATCGTTTCATCGTGAAACTACGAATGGTTTCAATGAGTATGTTTATAAAAGTGTTTCGATTAACAATCAGCTTTTAACGAAGGAATTTAGAGAACAAGACGTTCTATACTTGAGCCTTTCTGTAGAGTCAATAAACAACGTGATTAATAGTTTATATAGTTCATATGGACTATTACTAGCTAAAGCGATGTCAGATTACAAAGGCAATGGAAGAATACGTTATTTGTTCAGAGGCCGTTTCATGAATTCGTTAACTGATGAAAACGGAAAAGCTTCGCAAGAACTTTTTGAAGAGAAAGCAAAAGATTATATGAATCCTGAAAAGTTAGCAGCAATCATGTTCTTACCTGACAACGTACAAATGGAAGATCAAAGCAAGGACCCACGTAATTTAGATACGAGGGACATCAAAAACCTTGCAAAAGATATGTTAGATTTCGTGGCAACTGCCTTCCACATTCCTCCTTCATTACTAAGTGGAATAAGTGAAGGTGGCATTTCAACTACCGGTAATCCTACTGGCGATTTAGATAACTTTATCATATTCGCAGTAAGACCAATAGGGGAAATGATTACTAACGAATATAACAAGAAGATGTTCTCTAGAGAGCAATATTTAAGTAAAACATACATTAGATTCAACATGGACAACTTCAAATTGTTCGATCTTACTAAGTTTGCTAATTCCGTTGACAAGCTATTTGCAGTCGGTGGCATGAGCATAAACGATGTATTAGAACGTTTAGGAAAAGAACAAATAAAAGAAGATTGGGCTAATGAACGTTATGTTACTAAGAACTATGAGAGAGCAAGGATAAGCGGAACTATGAAAGGGGGTGAAGATATTGGAGATGGAAAAGATTCAATCGAAGTTCCTAATGATGGACAACAATCAACAGGACAATAGTAAATCAGTCATTTATATGTATGGGAATGTTGGTAAAGCTCCTTTCGGTGACATTTCTTCTCAAGGTGTAAGAGAAATGTTAGATGGTGTTACAAATGACATTGAAATTCACATCAATTCAAATGGTGGCGATGCGTTTGAAGGGATTGCAATTTGCAACTACTTAAAAAATCACCCCTCTAATGTAACTGCCGTTATTGATGGTATAGCCGCTTCAGCCGCTTCATTAATTGCGATGGGTGCTAATAAAATCGAAATGCCTTCTAATACCACTATGATGGTACATCGTGCATCGACATATGCATTCGGTAATGCTGACTCATTAGAGAAGCAAGCTAAAATGCTACGTGACGTTGACGAAGCGTTAATTCAATCTTATAACAGCCGTTTTAACGGTGAGTTTTTCCAACTAGAAACACTTCTAGACAACGAAACTTATATGACCGCTGAAAAAGCTAAGTCATTCGGTTTCTGTGACGTAATCACTGATTCAATACAATCAAGTGTGGACAGTGAATCTGTAATTACAAATGAAGTTGAAGAACAACCCATCATCGCATCTATCGAAAACGAAGGTGACAAACGTACTCAAAACGCTGAAAAATCAGCTAACTTTATGGTTTCACTATTAAAATCTATTAAACTGTAGGAGGTAATTTACAATGATTAAAGACTTAGAAACGAAATTTGAAAATCAACAAAATTTAAGTAAGGTTTTAGCATCTGGTTCAGATGAAGAGGTGAATGATGCGTTAGTTGCATTCGCTCAAGGTATTCAAGAAAAAATTTTAGCACAAGCATCAGTACAATCTAGCGATCAAGCTATCTTAGCTGCTCGTGGTGGACGTGCTTTAACTAGTCAAGAAACGAAATACTACAATGAAGTAATTGCAGGTAACTCTTTTGCTGGTACTGAAGCATTAGTACCACCAACTGTTATCGAACGAGTATTTGAAGACTTAGTTCAAAATCATGAATTATTATCTGAAATTACATTTGTTAACGTCGGTGCTTTAACTGAATGGATTCTGAAAAAAGGTGATATCCAAACTGCCTTCTGGGGTAAATTGTGCGCGGCTCACAAAGAACTTTTAGATGAAGGTTTCGAAACGATTAAAATTGAGGAATACAAATTATCAGCATTTATGCCTGTATGTAAAGCAATGTTAGACCTTGGCCCGACTTGGTTAGATCGCTACGTTCGAACTGTATTAGTTGAATCTTTAAAAATCGCTTTAGAGTTAGCTATCGTTCGTGGTACTGGTAAAGATCAACCTGTAGGCATGATGAAAGATTTATTAACTGTTACAGGGGGCGTACATGCTGATAAAGCCGATACTGGTAAGTTAAAAGACCTTAATCCTTACACTTTAGGTAATATCATGGCTCTACTTACTAAAGATGGTAAACGTAATCCATCTAATGTGTTACTAATCGTTAACCCTGTAGACTACTGGTCTAAAATTTATGGTTATACTACACGACCTAACATGGATGGAACTTACACTTATAACGTTCTTCCGATTCCAGGTAAAATCGTTAAATCAAATGCTGTTCCTAAAGGTAAATTAATCGCTGGTATGGCAAAAGATTACTTCCTTGGATTAGGTGGAGCACAACGTTTAGACGTTTACGATCAAACACGCGCTATCGAAGACGAAGATTTATACATCGCTAAAATGTACGCTAATGGTCGTGCTGAAGAAAATGAATCATTCTTAGTTTATGATATTTCTGAAATGAAAGACCCAGGTACAGCGGTGACTACTCCAGCACCTACTAAATAGGGAGTGATCCTTTATGAGTGACAATCAATCACAGGCGACGTTACAGTCGCCTTTTGATTTGTTAGAAGATGTAAAACATGCACTAGCAATCACTTGGGATGAAGAAGACAAGGACATCATAAAGCTTATAGATCGTTCCGTTTATTTTATCAATGATTTAGTAGGCGCTGAACTTGATCTAGCCGTCAATTTATCCGCAAGAGAGCTAGTTATTAACCGTATTCGTTATGAATATAACAATGCGTTAGACAGTTTCGAAAGTAACTTCAGACAACCACTTTCACGATTGATATTACATGTCGCAATCGATGAAAGGAAGAAGAATAATGGCAATTGAACAACATAGAAAAACATTTAATGATGGATTTATTAGCGTTAAGGAAAGTAAAACGATCCGGAATAGCGCTAAAAAAGTAATCGGACGTGAAAATGTCGAGATTATCAGACTTAGATTTTCGGAACTTTCGTGCCGTGAAGTTGATATTCAATTCGCTGAAAGTATTGATAAAAAGTTAGATATGAAAATTGAAACGTTATACGCTCCTATGTTCAAGAATAAGGATGTGGACAGCCTAATAATTGAATTACGAGGACATTCTTATAGCATCATTAAAGCGGATCGGTTTAAAAATAGCATGTATTTATACTTGCAAAAGGTAGGTGGTCTAGATGACACTGAATGATTTAATTGAAAAGTTTAATAGTAAACTAGTCCAGCATTTAGAGTCTTTCTTCCACACTGTAGAAGTATACCAGGACTCAGTTCAGGAGGATGAAGCGAATCTATCCACAATCAACCATGTTGTATTTGAAACAGGTGGGTTTGTTAGAGCGGGGGCAAGCGCATTTACACAAGATGTAACAGTTTATTATTTTTCGGAAAATCGTGAGGACTTAGATGTATTGCAAGTTGAGTTTATGAGTTCACTAAGTAAAACTGGCCACATATGTAATAAATCGCTCAAAGAAAAAATGAGGAAGAAAGATACAGAGTTTTTTGTTGATGTATTAACATTCGAGCTTACAAGGAATGTAAAATATGCCTGCTAATTTTAGTGTTGATGCTTCTAAATTTGAATCTTTGCAAAGAAACATTGAGCGATTACCAAACGTTGCGGAAAAGATAATAAATGAAGATTTAAAGTCTAGAATTGCACCAGTAATGAAAAAGTCAGTTCTTGGCTTAATGCCTATATCGAATAGAAAGAAAGCCCACGCTAAACTATATCAATCTATTAATGACGATAACAAAGAGAATTTAACATTAACATTAAAACCAAAATCGAAATATAGATATTTAGTTTTCCCTGATTTGGGATTAGGTACAAGTAAGAAAAAGGCGGCCAAAAAGTTCATGGAGCGTGGTGTGGATAAAAAGGTCGATTACTCTATTGAGGAATTAAATAAATCTTTAATAGAAGAAATAAATAAAACTTTAGGAGGGCAATAATATGCCAGTTACAGTTGATGTATTTGATGCGGTCGAGATTAAAAATGCTAGTGTACTTTTTAAAGGTGAACATGTAACTGACCCATTCGGTTGTGTAGGTAAATTAGATGCAGAAACAGAAATTAAATCAGTTGAAAAGAAATGCGGCGGCTTTACTCAAAAGAAAAAATCAAAACCAACACAAATGAATGTAAAAATTAGCGGTCACATGCAATTAAAGGTTATTCGTAACATTTTTGGTATTACAAACGAAGGGTTGATCGATGGCGTTTACTCATATGGTATCGACAGCTTAGGAAAAGATTTTGCGTTCGTTGCGGAAGAGCTTGACATATTCGAAGAAAACACACGTTTAATCGCATTCCCTAATTGTACAAGTGCAACAGGTTTTGTTAAGAGTGTAGAAAACGGTGCTGAAGAACTAGCCGAAGTAGAATTAGAAGTAACAGCGTTATCTGACGAATTCGGTCGTTTCTATTATGAAGGTATCGAACTACCGGAAACAGTTGCAAAAGAATGGATGACAAAATTTGATTCGGCTAAATTACGAAAAACAGCACAAACAAAATAAATTCTATCAAAGGTGCTCTTTATGAGTGCCTTTTAATTTTGATTATAGGGAGAGAAATTACATGACAAAAGAAATTACGTTATCAAATGGTGAAGTAGTGAAGGCGAATCCTAACTTAACAGCTTTAACATTATTCAAATTAGAAAAAGAAGGCATTATCGATAAAGGATTTTTAAGTACTTTATTAAACGCTGGCGGAATTCAGAACATTGATTTATTAGATACGTTCCGTATTGTTTATGCGGCTTATCGTCAAGCAAATCCTACTGGATATATGGAATTTGAAGCATTCATGGAAGTATATGAAGTTGATATGTCAGAGGCGTTCGATTATTTCGGTGCAGTTATGAAAAAAGAAGCTAAAAACAACATGGCAAAAGGTTTTCAACAAAAAGCCGGAAAAAAGGCTTAAAACTTCCTAAATTCGAAATTGAATTCGTTGTGGACTTATACAGTCTATACGTATTTATTTTTGAAATATCGGAAAGTGACTTTTGGAATTTACCCTTAAGGGATGTTCAAAGAATAGCAGAAAACAAAAGTGCTTACGAAGGGTGGAAAGCCTATATCCAAGAAAAGGAGAGTGGAAAATAAATGGCTACTCCTTCAAAAGAAACCATAATTAAATTTAAGGCTGACACCGCTGATTATAAATCTAAGATAAACGAAATGAATCAGGCGAATAGAGCCTTAACACAAGAGTTAAAGTTAGCTCAAACACAAATGAAGTTAACCGGAACTGATGTTGATAAATATAAGACTTCGTTATCCACACTTGAGAAGCAATATGATATCGCTAAAAACAAAACAAGAGAGACAGCGGAACAACTTCAAAGAACAAAACAAGTGTGGGGAGAAAATGCAACAGAAACAAAGAAGGCTGAAGAAGCGTTACGACGTGCACAAATTGCTGAAACTGAAATTTCTAACAAAATAAAAACTACTACCGAATCATTAAAAGAAGCTAAACAAGCTGAAGCATTACGAAATAGTGAAATAGGTAAGTCAAAGCAAGCGTTAGAAGGTTTGAAAACAGCCCATTCCAGTTTGAAAACTGAAGCTGATAAATTAAAATCGGCATACGATCTCCAAGCAGCTTCACTAGGAAAGAACGCTTCGGAAACTTCCAAGGCGAAATTACAATATGACTATTTAAAGCAAGCGCAACAAAACGCTGGTGAACAGTCTCGAAATTTAGCGCAACAATTAAATAATGCTAAAACTGCATTCGGCGCTGGATCTGAAGAAGTTAAAAGGTTAGAAACCGAATTAAATAGGGCAAGACAAGCTGAAATTGAACTAGGCAGAGAAACGAAAGCTCTAGAAAGAAGAGTTGGAGACAGCTTTAAAACAGCTAAATCACACGTTCAAGAATTCGGTAACAAAGTAAAAGAAGTCGGTCAAAGTGTTTCTAGTGTAGGAAAAGACATGTCAATGAAAGTGACAGCTCCTATAGCTGGCGCCATGGGTTACGCTGCAAAAGAAGCATCGAAATTCCAACATGAAATGGCTGATATTCGAAAAGAGGTAAACGCAACAGGGTTAACTTCTCAACAAGTTAACGACGTTATGAGCAGAATGTGGGATAGTTCCCTTGCTAACTCTCAAAAGTTTGGTGTTAGTACCGAAAAAATAAATGAAGGTTTACTTGTGTTAGTTAAAGACGGTTACACAGCAGAAGAAGCGATGCGAATCATGACTGTTTCTCTCCATACTGCCCGTGGCGCGAATGAAGATTTATCAAAAACTGTGGACGGATTAGGATCTGCTTATGAAGCTACAGGACAAAAAACAAATAACGCTGAGCAGAATATAGCTGGTATCAATAAGATGGCTGACATATTCGCTTATACAGCTAACCATACAAAAGCTAGCGTTCATTCTCTAACAGAAGCAATGTCAATTATCGGGCCAACTGCAAATTCAGCTGGACAAGATTTATCAACAACCGCTTCTGCTGTAGGTTTATTACAATCTAATGGTATTGAAGCGTCTGTAGCGGCAAGGGCTTTGAAATCTGGTTTCGTTAACTTAACTAAGCCAACAAAGGCTATGTCTAAAGCTATGGCGAAAATGGGATTCAGTGCATTTGATGCAAACGGACAAATGAAACAATTACCTCAAGTCATGGACGAACTTGAACACGGTTTACAAGGAATGACACAAGAACAACAAAACGCTACAATCGCTACAATATTCGGTAAAGAACATTTAGCATCGTGGCAAATACTTGTTCATAGTGGCGGCGAAAAGCTTAAAAAAATGTCTGATGATGCCCGGAATGCTACCGGAGAGGTTAAACATTTATCTGAACAAATGGAGAACACACCGGAAAATAAATTCAAAGAATTACAACAAACACTTCATACTTTAGCCGTACAATTCGGGACTGAAATATTACCTGCGTTAATGCCTGTTGTTGAAAAATTAAAAGAATTAATGGACTGGATTTCTAAACTTGATCCTAAAACTAAACAAACAATCGTAATTATTGCGGCATTAGCGGCGGCAATTGGCCCGTTATTAATAGTCATAGGAGCTACGATAACAGCCATAGGGACGATAATAACCGCCGTCGGTTCGGTAATTGGTTTTATCGGTACTCTAATAGGTTGGATTTCAGCTATAGCTGAAGCGATAGGGATAGTAGTCACCGTAATAGCTGCATTTGTTGGCGCTCCTGTCGCATTAGTTGTAGCCGCAATAGCTGCAATAATAGCAGCAGTCGTAGCAGTTATAGCTATATTTAACAACTGGGGAGGTATTACAGATTGGCTTAAAGAAAAATGGAGCCAATTTTCAACATGGATGTCAGAATTGTGGACAACAATTAGCGATGCTTGTTCTAAAGGTTGGGATAATGTAACCCAATCGATTCAAATGGCATGGGATATGATATCGCAATGGTTTAGTCAACAATGGGAAGAGTTTAAAAATAATTGGAATAACTTTTGGGCTGAAGTTGGCAACATAGCAAATGAAATGTGGACAGCAACGATTGAATGGTTTTCAAGTACATGGGATTCGTTCAAACAAATTTGTTCTGACGCATGGGAAGCTGTAAAATCAGGTTTCTCAGCATTCTGGGAAGGTTTGAAAGAGATCGCGCAAATAGCTTGGAATATTCTATTCCAAATCATAACATTCCCTTTACAGTTGTTATTAACTGCTTTCATTTTAGGATGGGAATTAATAAAAGAACCGGTAACACAATTCTGGGAATGGATTAAACCTTACATCGAAGAAGCTTGGAATGCTATTTCCTCTACTTTTATAGAATATAGAGATATGTTAGTTAACACTATCACAGAATTGTGGAATGCAATCACAAGTGCAACCAGTACAGCGTGGAATTGGATTACTAATATAATCCGTGAAGCATGGCAATGGATCACTGATACTGTAAATGAATTTTTGGGCCCTATAAAACTTAAAATACAGGAAGGTTGGAATTACGTATTAAATATAACATCAAAGGCGTGGAACGCGGTTTCGACGTTTATTTCTGATGTTTGGAATGAGATTGTTGGATATATTAGGAACAAGATAAATAAAGCAACAGATACTGTTACAAGCGGTTGGACTTCAACTAAAAATACAACATCCAACAAATGGAATGAAATAACTTCTACTATTTCGAGAGTTTGGAATACGATAACTTCGAATATTAGTAATGCAGTAAATGAAGTGAAAAGCAGAATTGAAGGCGCTTGGAATGTAGTTTATGCCATAACTTCTGGTATTTGGAACAATGTCGTATCTAATGTAACTGGCGCTTGGGATAGGTTGTCTTCTGGCGTGTCTGGAACATTCAATTATATCTCTAACATCGTGCGTAGCAATTGGAGTTATGTTTCAGATATCCTTCAAAGTGTTTACAAACCGATTAATAGTGTAGTTGGTTTCTTTTATGATCTTTGGAATTCTATTATAAGAGTAATGAACGGTATTATCGATACGGTTACAAGAGCGTGGAATAAAGCTGGTGGCATTTTAAACAAATTAAATCCATTTAGCAGTTCTTATTCTATAAGTGTTAACGATAATACAGGAAATCAAGGAATTGCCCCAGCATCATTCGCAGCGCCAAGGGCATTAGCTGTTAATTTAAATCAAGGCGTTCCATTAGCTCCATTCTCTTCTGGAGGTGCACTAGGAGATACGGTACAAAGGATTACTAAAACAATAGGTGGCAATGGTATTCTTTCTAATTTACCTAACATTGTTAACAATTCATTGTCATTGAGTAAAGGTGTTAACGCTAATCAGCAACAACAACCACAAGAAATTAAAAATGAAGTGACTTTTAATACAACTGTTAAAAATGAAAGTGATCTAAATAAAATGTTTGAAAAAGCTGATGATTGGTTTGCAAAGAAAGGACAAATGTTAAATATCGGTATAGGGAGGGCGCGACGTGGTTGATATTCGAATAAATGAAATATTAGGACGTGACTATCTTCTTTGTATGGTAGAGCGCCCTGACATACCAACAGCAAAAGAAAAAATAGAGTTTATTGAAGTTCCTGGTAGAGAAAACGGATCATTAACAAAGAAAAATGGTTATGAAGACGTTACTTTCAAGATTGACTTTAACTTGTTAGAAGATTATAACATCAAACCATTGTTACGACGTATAAAAGCGTGGCTATTGAACGCTAAAACCCTTTCTTTTACAGATGATAACGTTTATAGAAAAATAAAAAGTGTGGAAATAGGTAGTATCGCTAATGAAATAGAAGAATATGGACAATTCGAAGTTACTTTTGTAGCTGATCCATTCGAATATGCTATTCTACAACCTTTGGAAATAACTAAGACAACTACTCTTGTAAACTCGGGCACTAAGTATTCATTACCTAAAATAACGATTTATGGTAGTGGATCAATTACTGTTACGATAAATGATGTTTCATTCTTAATTAAAAATGTAAATAGTTCAGTAGTAATTGATTCCGAGTTAAAAGAAGCATATTCGAACACTACGCCGATGAATAGTAATATGATCGGTAATTTTCCCACATTCTCTGAAGGTGCAAACACAATAAAATGGACTGGAACTGTTACAAAGTTACAAATTGACCCGAGGTGGCGTTACTTATGATTACATTATATAAACCAACTGAAACGGATTTTACTCACAATGGTATAGGTATTTTAGATGATAATATTTACGATGCAGTTATTGAAGAAGAATTAAATGGTTTATATGTCTTAAGTTTTAAATATCCGTTATTCGCTCCGCATGGATTAGAAATAGGTGGTCAATGTTTAATCAAAGCGCCAACACCTGATGGCAATCAATTGTTTCGTGTAGCACGACCTGCACCTTCTATGGGTGAATTACACGTATTTTGTTATCACGTATTCTATGATCTCGTTGATAACTTGATTGAAGATACATTTATTCAAGAAAAGGGCGGACAAGCAGCATTACAACAAATGAAAGAACGTATGCAATATAACACTAATTTTAATTTCATTAGTGATATCAATACAATTTCTAGTTCTCGTTTGGTTAGAAAAAACCCAGTCGAAGCAATACTTGATAACAGCCAGGACAACTCTTTTCTTAGTCGTTGGGGCGGGGAATTAAAAAGGGATAATTTCACCGTCCACATGCTAAGAGAACGTGGAAAAGATCGCGGTGTTGTTATTCAACACAAAAAAGATTTATTAGGATATGAAGGCGATGTTGATTGGCAAGGTGTTATAACTCGAATGATGCCTAAAGGTTTTGATGGACTACTGTTACCAGAAAAGTACGTGGAAAGCTATAACGCTAGTAAATATATTAAACCTAAAATTAGAGTTGTTGAATTTGAACACATTAAAGCAGCTATTGGTGATTATGCTTACGACGAAGACGCAGTTCCGTTACCACAAGCATATGAAATGTTACGCAATGCCGCAAAAAAAATGTACGATGAACAACATGTTGATTATCCAAAAGCGACATATAAAGTAGAGTTTCAAGAGCTATCTCAAACTGAAGAGTATAAAGATTTGGCGGTATTACAACGTGTATATATGGGAGATACAGTAACAGTTATACATGAAGAAGACGGTTTCGAAATTGAAGCTAAAGTTAATCATTACAAATACGACCCGATCAATGAAGAGTATATCGAATTGACATTAGGCAATTTTAAAGAGTCATTCGTGGATATAACAGGCAGAGTTGATAATGTTGAGAATAACTTCAATGATATTAGAGATAGCGTCAATGGTATTAAAAACAACGTTAAAGGAATGGAAAAATCAATATTAGAACAAGCACGCGAAAATGCTACGAATTTAATCAATAGCGGTTTCGGTGGCCATGTTCGTATATATCCAGAAAGAATTTTGATTATGGATACAGCTGATGAAAGAACCGCTAAAAAAGTGTGGCAATGGAATATCAATGGATTTGGTTATTCCTCCACAGGCATTAATGGACCCTATAATACGGCAATCACAATGGATGGAAGGATTGTCGCTGATTTCATTACAACGGGTGTGCTAAACGGTAACTTAGTACGTGGTGGAGAGATAGTTGGTTCTACAGTACGGACAGACAACGGTACTAACTATGTACACATCCAAAAACAATTCATACGCTTGATGGAATCGAATTTAACGCGAATGTTTATTGGCTATTACAAAAGAGCTGTTGATAGCCAAATACAACCAACAATACTTATGCATGATGATGTGGATACATCACGTTTCCGCGATGGTACTTTAACAATATCTCAATTCCCAGTGAAAGGAGAAAATTACTATACCGGTAGCTTTGGTATTGTAAAAGGTTATGATGCGGATCAAACTCCACATTATTGCGCTAAATTAAATGTGGATACAAAAGGGGATGTATCTCTTAATGGAGATAACTATATTTATATTACTGGTAATAACGGAGTTACCCTAAGGTCTGATAAACAATTTAGCGCCTATACTAATACAATTCGTCTAGATTCTGTTAGCCACGTAGATATTCTTACTGGTGGGGCTTTGTTTATGAAAAGTAATCAAAATACAGAGGTCAATTCTGGTGGGCATACAATTATCACTTCTGGAAAAGGTATAAGTCAGTATGCAAAAAATGGATCATATTGGGTTGAAGTAGCCAACGGTGCTACCTTCACAGTATCTAATCCATCGAATGCATTTTGGGTAGACTCTGCTGGTGGAATAACGTTAAAAGGTGGATCTAAATCCGTATGGATGGACAGTCAGTCTTCCATTGTATTCAACTTAAAAGGAAAAAATATGCTTGATATAGTTGCAACGCCCAACGCTGAAACAGACCTTCGATTCCAAACAGTAATGCTACGAAATGGTAACGTTGAGGGATATAAAACACTTCAGGTTAAAAATGGGTCAGGAAGTGCATATAACGCTGTTACAGCATCAGCTTTTCAAACGGCATCGAAACGTGAATACAAAACAAATATTCGTGACGTGCAGTTTAGCGCAATAGAAAAAATTATGGCACTTCAAATCCAACAATACAACTTGAAAACAGATATAGAAGACTTATATGAGAAGCGAATGAATCGTTTTGAAGGGGACCCAATTCTTACAACAAACGATATAGAAACTTACTATGGGTGGATTGCAGATGATGAAAATACTCCTGAGTGTTTTGTTACAAAAACAAGAAATGCAGCTGAAATATATTCTTCAGTAGCAATTCAAATAAAGGCATTTCAAGAAGAAAAACAAGCGAAAGATGCTGAAATTCAAGAGTTAAAAGAAGAAAATAAACAAATGAACAGTAGAATTGAAGTTTTAGAACAACTGTTACTTCAAAATTTAATTGATAAGAAACCGGAGCAGCCATAAGCTGGTCTTTTTTTATTGCCTAAAAAGGGGTGGTCAAAGTGGAAGCGTTACAAGATGTACGAAGTGATGTTCAAGAAATAAAGCAAGATATTAAGGACATTCGCTTAGAGATTAAAAGCTTAGAAATGAGGACAACAGGTAACGAGAAAGACATTATCAATATCAACAAACAGCTAGATAAAATCAGCGCCAATACTACCTGGATTTTGCGACTTATAGTTGGCGGAATTGTTGGTGGCATTCTCACTTTCTTAATGAAAGACCAACTATGAGAAGTCAAGGGGAGTTTTTTATATAAATAGGGGGTGTTTTTCTAAAAAAGGGCGTGCCAAATAAACCTAAGGATTTTCAAAAAAAATGAAAAGGTCATGTTTCTGTTGTGTGAGGTGGTACTTCATAAGGCTTATTGCTTTTAAGAATGGCATAGATAATGTAACACAGCTTTCTAGCTACCGCCCCTATACAAACATAGTAGTGCTTTCCTTGCTTTCGTTTCTTTTCATAAAAAGCTTTTAATACAGGGTCATGTTTATGCGCTGTAATAGCCGCTTGGAATAAGGCTCTACGCAAATGAGAAGAACCACGTTTGGATATAGACGTACCTGAGGCTTCAAATTGTCCAGATTGGGACACAGAGGCATCAATGCCTGCGTAAGCGACAAGTTTAGATGGTTTGTCAAAGCGGTGAATATCCCCAATTTCACTTAGTATAGTGGCTCCTAAAATGGGCCCAACACCAGGTATTGTCATGATAGGAGTATCTAAATCAATTAAAAGTTGTGACATTTCTTCTTCACATTCTTTGATTTGATCTTCGATAAAACGAATTTGTTCCATCAACATTTTTAGTTGGAAGGAAAAAGCGTCTTTACAGAAGGTAACACCAAACGAATTAGAGGCTAATTCCATTAGCTTGTTGGCTGTTTTCTTCCCCAGTCGATTACGACTGGTTTGCTCAATTATTTGTGTTAAATCATCAATAGATATCTGTTCATAGTCACTAGGAGAGGCATATTCAAGTAAGATTTGCGAAGAAGTTTTACCAAAAACATCCGAAAAGATGCTTTGGTACTCTGGGAAAGTCTGATCTAATACGACAAGAGCTTTTCGTTTTAAATCACTCATATTACTTACAAGCGCATTACGAAAGCGGCTCATTTGTTTTAGAGCGAACATTTTCTCGTCCACAAGTGGGGTTTCAACAAAACGGCCGAATCGAATGATATCGGCAATCATAGTGGCATCAATGGCGTCTGTTTTTCGCTTTCTAATTTCTGTTCCTTTTCGCCAAGCATTGGTTTGAATTGGATTTAATACAACGACTGAGAAGCCATGATCAAGTAGAAAAGAATAAACGGCTAACCAATAATGTCCTGTTGCCTCCATTCCAATCAGTATTTCTGTAGGAGACTCAATATATTGGTACATCCAATTTAACAGTGCTTGTCCGCCTTCTTTATGATTCTGAAAGGGAAATGGCTTAGTAATAGGTTTTCCAGTTTGGTCGATAATGGACGCATAATGTTTATGTTTAGCGATATCAATACCTAAATAGAACATAGCTTACACCCCTATTTTAATCAGTGTTAGATAGTGTTGTCCTCCTCTGAACTAATAAGCGCTACTACCTCGTAAGAGATACGAAGAATGACCAATGGTCATCAACATCCAACTCATTCGTAAACTACTTATTAGACAGAGGTACCATTCTTTCAACCGAATACAAAGATTCAAGGAGGTGGTCGGCAACACTCTATCTACAAATATAAGTATCTCATATAACTAGATACTCACGGGTTTATAGGTAAATCCCTTTCCTAAAAAACCTAACTTTATCATACGAGGAGGTGGTATGTAATGTTTGAAATTACTGTAATAATTGGAATTGTAGTTGGTCTTTCACAAATTGGAAAAACAATTGGATTACAAACAAAGTTTGTTCCGTTATTAAATTTAACGCTTGGCATTGTGCTAGGCGTTTTATTTTTGGATGGAGATATCAAAACAAATGTATTTCAAGGAATCATCATTGGACTGTCAGCAAGTGGATTATTTGACCACACAAAAATTATGAAAAAGGATGTTGATGCTAAATGA